ACCTCCATTTTCTTCTGTCATCGAAGGTTCGAATGTGAACGGATCGGCGCTGAGAACGATGCTTCTTTCTGTGCCTCCGAGAGAGGAAATCATTAAAAGACAGGAAAACTCTTTCATAACGTTAAATTTTAGAGTGATTATTGCTAATTTTTGAGTGACAAAAATTCGCACTCAGTATGTATTAAAAATAATTAAATACCCCGTTTTTTTTGGTATTTTCTGGGTGTTTTAGGAAAAAGCCGCTGGCGATAGCGATAAAAGTTCTTCAGGAGCGCATCGGGCGATATAGACCTCAGAGAGTATCTCCTGATGAAATTGTCTACCACATCCTGGTTCCGTAACGGCCTGCCCAGCTCTTCATTCTCAATCATGAGCCGGTGAAACTCAAAATTGAAGAGAAGTCGAATATGCTCTTCTATTTTTTTGGCGGCATTGCTGGAAAGATAATTGAAGTAAGCCGGATCCTTACCAGGATGTCCATCCATCTTTGAGCGCCGTGAAGGCAGATATATCTTGAGATTACAGTCTTGCATGACGTCATGATGAGAGTCTGGCTTGGCCATACAATTCCACACCACATGATAGAGATCTGTGGTGTATGGTATTTTTACTCCGCCCGTTTCTGGCTCAATTTCTAGCTTTTTTTGAATATACTCTGCCAAATAGGGCTCAATTCTAACAGACGCTGTTCGTTTCGAGAGACGTTTTTTTCTTTCCATATTGTTTTTGCTTATTTTAGCTTCCTACCGTCCTACAATCCTACAAATTGCAGGCTTACGAATGCAAAGATACTAAATTTCAGCGAGTTACGCAAATTATATCAAACATATTTTAGTCTTACACACTCATTTTTTCGTTTCCTACACGTCCTACAATCCTACAAAATGGGGTATTCTGTAGGATGAGATCTCCGAAAGCGCCCAAATGCGCAAATTTCCTATTTCCTACAACGTCCTACAATCCTACAGCATTTCCTACAAAGCCACAAAAACACGAAAATACACATAACATACTGATAATAAGATAAATAGATAATAATAATAGTTTGAAAAGAAATGCATTTGTAGGATTGTAGGATTGTAGGAAGGCATTTTTCTGAAAATGATTTTCAAAACTTCGTTTTCTCGGTTATTTTTGAAATTTTAGGGGGTACGGGGGATTTTTCGCATCTGGAACACACAAAAATGTAAAGAAATACCCACGCTCGCCCTCCCGGGTTTGCGTGGGTAAAAATATGCAAAATTCAACTCAAATTTATGTGGAAAATCTTTGGTTTTATCGAATATTTTTTGTATCTTTGTATCGTGTAAATTGGGGTAATCTACACCTTATATAAGATAGTTTTGCAACTCTTATTAGAACGGTTTATCCCCATTCTTACCGGCGTCTGTTTCGTCAAATGGTATACTGCCAGGCTTGTACTGTTGGGTATTGATATCAGTATTAGCCTCTCCATTCACTTCTGGAGTGCTCTGAGCGACACTCTCGGCGGGGATTTCTCCTCGTCTGAAGTCGATATTATACATCTCCATGAACTTGTCATAGTCGATGATAATTGCACTTGTAGATGTAGAACGCTCCTTACGCACTCTTACCATCGTTTCCTGGTCATCAGGCTTTGCTACCTCGACGGTCTCCTCCCAAGTGAAGCGTCTAGATAGTACGGTTCCAACATATGATGGATGTGAGCGAAGATTCTGCTCAAGGGTAGATAATGTCGTATTCTCGCTGTTGTATCCACTTCTGTCATAGATGGAGTAAACACTACTGAGACGGAGGAACAGAACATGCGCACCAGGCTCGAAAGCGAACGTTTTCTTGTCTCCGTGCGAATCTTTACCCGTAACGCTCTTAGGCTGCTCGATGAGCATTTCCCGACCAACAAGTACCTGTTTTGTATCGATCATGTTGTTGACGGCATTGAAGAACATAGCGAGCTTGTCTGTGCTTCGGATCAGAGATAACTGGAACTTAATCTTCTCCTGTACCAGGACAAAGAACTCCTCGTATGTAAACGGAAGTTTCAGATCCGAATATCGCTCCACCAGTTTAACCATTCCCAGGAACAAGGAAGCTGTCTTCATCAGTCGGTCCATCTCACCGGAATTGATTACGTCATTCTTCAGTTCGCTGTAGGCTTCCTGCTTGAGCGCTCTGAAGTGATCCATCACGGCAGGGCGAAGCGACAACACCTTCAGCAACACGTTGGATAGACCTACATTCTTCTCTATATTCTTCAACTCCTCAAACAGCTTCGTCTCTTCCGGTGTTCTGTTCTTAGGCTTCGGAACCTCGCAGATGATGACTCGGCTCATAAGAGCATTATCATCGCGCTGAGGGGTCTCCTGGCCACAGATAACCACAGGCGCAAATACCTTATCGTTTTCGATATCTCTTCCGGAGGTTCCGCGACGCTTCTGCTTACCGTCGCCGTCGTATACTATACCCTTCAGAGCTTGAAACTTGGTGTCCGAGATATCTTTATTATTGTACTCATCGAGCACGACCGGAACATCCCTGAATGTACCCATGATGGTGCTCATGGCCGCATCAGTGCCTGTATTGAGGTTGAATATCGGAATAGTAGGACTTATAAACAGAGATCGGATAGATATCGCAATCTGAGTCTTACCAGAAGACATTGGTCCCATAAAAAATGGAGCCGTGAAAAGTCTATCCAGACAGTGGATATTACTTCTGAAGGCGCACATCAGAGCGAAAACTATCGCCCATTTACCATTATCATTAATTTTATACACCTTGTTCATTAACGATGCCCATTGTTCGAATGAGACCTGCTTGTTAACAGGTATATCTTCATACACGAGCTGAGATATCAATTCGTATTTATCAGATTGTCTCCCGGATCCGGCGTATATGGTAGAAAATGCAGGGAGATAGTAATTCATATGATTATGAGTCACCACGCCCAGCTCATTAACCTTCTCAAACACATATTTGCCGTTTTCGTCTTCGTGCGCTATACCGTTAGCGAAGGCGAAGAACTGCTCATCAGTTTTTCGACTCATTCCTTCAGACTGCTGATTGCCATAAGTCTGTATCTCACGGCATTGAACGAAGTGACGACTCATGTACTCCTTTATTCTCCTCCATTGCCATTCTTCTCCGTCTGTGAAGTTCACGCCTTCGTAGTTGATAAGAACATCCTCGATAGTACTCATCTTCTTTAGGGAGCTCGACAGAACCTCAATATACAAGGGCTTATCGAAATAACGTCGGTTCACCTTCAGTACTCGCTTGTTCTGCTCGAAATCTTCGTTAAAGATATGAAGAAGAGGAACCATATAGAAATCGGCTACCTGCGAGAAGCCTCGTCCATTCTTGTTCTGAAACATGTAGCATACCGGTATGCCCTGCTTATTCAGGCGAGGATAATACTTGCACTCGCGGAACATCTGGGCGTACTCGCCTTCTCTTGCGTAGCTCGGAACCTCATCGCCATCGAAATCGTCATCATACAGGTCATCCTTCAGTGCATTCGCTTTCATGACATTCTTGCGCTTGCTGACGAATGGCTTACGGATCTCATCGAACTGCCCCTTGGATAGCCCTAATTTACTGCAGTAATGATTCTTGTTGACAGTTATCACGGTTTCCTCCGCATAGCTGGTCAGTTCGATACATCTGGTAATGATCGGGACCTTGTCGCCTAGAAATCCGGACAGTAGATCGCCATGTATACGTATATAAAAATCTATGAAGGATTCTACTTTATCCTCGTGCATGACTCTTATCTGCGAGATTCCTGCCTTGAACATCTCGGCCAGAGCGGAGAGGTAACTACTATCGTCGCCCGTTGTCGTATCTATGCTGCAGCCTTCTTCAGTTGTGGCTAGATAGCAGCAGATTCGGCGGAGGTTCTGAATATCGGTAGCCGACGGAACGCCTGCTACGTACACAATCGGATTATCTCCGTAAGACTCCATGAACGTATCGATGGAAGATGTTACGATAGCAGGCTCGTTATTTCTCAGGTTATCCTTCAGCTCATCAAGTCCAAAAATACCCTGCTGCATATCCTCTTTCTTGAGATTCCCGACATTACGCCGGATATCCCGAACTTTATCTTCCAGTATAGTCATCTTCGTACCGAAATCCTTAGTCATGCTCTTCATATATTCAAGACGCAGCCCGGCGTCCTGCACGCATGCTACTAGATTAGCGATAGTATTCATGGCTGAAGCGATTGTAGCCTCGTCCTTGCATCCGCGAGGAACCAGCATTCTTTTCATCGCCTTCGGAAATGTTTCAGTCGCGTCGATTAATTTCTGCTTTACTCCATCCTTGCAGAGCTGGCCGTAGCTGTCTGGATCATATCCCTTCGGCAAGCGGATGCACCTGACGCTCGCTCCTGCCGTCAATAACAGTTCACTATTCTTGACGGCAGCCTTAATCCCTGCGCTGTCCGCATCGTAGATCATTACAACAGACTGGGTAAAGCGCATAATGAGTTTTACCTGGTCATCGGTAAATGCCGTTCCCGATCCACCGATGACGTTCTCGACTCCATATTTATGTAGAGTAATAACATCGAACTGCCCCTCTACGAGATAAGCAAAACCCTCTTTCGCTATCGCCCTTTTTGCTTGAAATAGGCCGAAAATATGCCGACCTTTTCTGAAAATGGGTGTTTCCCCGGTATTAACATACTTACCAGCTTTATCATTCGGAGTGACAATTCTTCCGGAAAACGCAACAACTCTTCCAGACACGTCGTAAAACGGGAACATCACGCGGTCTCTGAAGAAGTCATAGTTTCTCCCGTCTTGAGACTTGCCTACGACTCCAACATCTTCCAATATCTGCAGACTGTACCCATTCTCTACGAGATACTTCATCGCTACATTACCATTCGGAGCATAGCCAACTCCATATTCTGCAAGCACCTTATCTGTATAATCGTAACCGCGTTTTTTAAGGAAGCTCTCCGCTTGCGAGATATTGCCCTGGTAGAACTTTGCGGCAGCAGCAATGGCTATACGGCGAGACTCTAGCAATTTGTATGCGGCATTTTCTTCCGGGGTAGATTCCTGCTCCGGAAACTCAACATCAGCGAGCTTGCAGGCTATTCGCAATGCCTCGTTAAAAGTTATCTGGTTGTATTTCTGCAGAAAGTCCAGAACGTCTCCATGCTCACCACACACGAAACAATGGTACGTCTGTCTAGCCTTATTAACCATCATCGAAGGATGGCTGTCATTGTGGAACGGGCAGATACCCTTGTAGTTAATGCCCGCCTTCTGAAGATTAATATAGGCGCCTATTACATCAACAATATCAAGTTTACTCTTGACATCGCTAATGAAGTCTGAGTTGATTTTCATATTTCTTATTTTTTATTAGTCGAACAGATTGAGCTGAAGAGAGTCGAATGCTTCAGATATCGTAATATTGAAGTATTCGGCTACAGCTTTATACTCTTCTGGTTTTATAGCCTTACGTCCGAAGAAGATATCCCAGTATCTTACCTGATTAATACCAGTCTCCTTAAAGAAGAACTTACTAGGATGAAAATCCTCAAGGTGACGAAAGCGATACTCAAGCAACTTCTTCAGGCGATTTTCTTTAACAACCTGGTGTTTGTCGTCTAGCCTATGCCGAAGAGCGTACAACCGCACGGCCATGACGGTACGATTGAGATGGATGGCCATATCCTCAAGACTCATTCTTCCGTAATTCTCAACCAGGTATGCAATTTCGTTTTTGTTCCATTTTCTATTACTCATAATCACATATTAGTCTATTAATATACTCGACGTATCTCTTTAACTTGAGACAGAACAAGCCATTAATGCAAGCCCTGCCTTCTTTGCAAATTGCGCATTTCTTAGACATAAGCTATTTAGTTTTTACATGCTCCAGGTAATATGCCGCCACCTGTGCTAGTGACCTTAGCTGAAGCTTAGCCTTGATATTTTCCCTATGCCGTTGTACGGTTTTAATAGATATATAAAGACGATCTGCGATTTCTTGAGCGCGCAGACCCTTAGATATGAGCTCCGCTATCTCTAACTCGCGATCTGTAAGTTTAGAGTCTAATTTGGGCTTACAGATAACGCCCTCCATTCTACATTCACCACGCAACGGGCACTTGACCTCCTCAAAATGAAAGAAACCATCTGCATCGATATCAGGAGTATGTGCGTCATATTCGCCGAAATTACATCTGCAGAACCTAGATACAATGTTGAATTCGTATACCTTGCGATTTAGTTCGCTCGCCGTATACTGATTACACAGAGCCCTAAAAGTTTGAGGGTATCTAGTTTTGATCAGGTCTAGCATCTCCTCGATAACCTTACGGCTGTCAGCTGTAAGCGCCTGAACAGGTTTACCAAGCTGCTTATACATAACATCACCCTCTGGGGTATTGTAAAATTCTACCGATTCCATACTTAGTCCTCCGGGAAAAGTTCGCTCTCCTGCATACCTAGATAATCAGCGACAATTCCTCTGCATAAAGCGTTCGGTTTGGACTTGCCTTGAATCCATCTGTAGACGGAATTATTAGATACCTTGCATTTCTCCGCAAGCGCTTCCACGACCTTACAACGAGGGTATGGAAGACTCTTCATGTACTCACTAAAACCCATATTTTTAAAATTTTTGTTTGAAATCATCATTATGTGCGATATTTTTTGTATATTTGCACCGTGAGAATTATTAACACGCTGCAAATTTATAACATTTCAGTGATACTACCAAACATTTCGCTGATTATTTTTATATTTTTCAGCATTTTGTTTGAAATTTACATATTATGAGTACAGAAAAAGAAAAAGAAGTAACAGAAACTATCAATGAACGCGTAAACAGCATCATTGAAAAAGAGGGCCACACCATTGCTACATTCGCAAAGAAGATTGGTGTGCCATGGACCACGATCAAAAATATCGTATCTGGCAGAAATGCCCCTAGTTACGACATTATTGTGAAGATCATTAACGCCGTCGATTGGGTAGATGCTAATTACCTAATCATGGGAGAGAAACTCACGAAAGGCAACCAGGGAAACCTGTTGACAATCGTTGAGAGACAGAACAAGACTATCGAGAGCCAACAGAAAACGATCGATAGGCTTACAAAAAAAATGTTGGAAAACTAAGATTTTTATTGCACCGTTTTGCGAAAAATGAGTCATTTTGTCAAACATTTGTTTTGTTGTAATCACACAACTGTTTGAGTATCTGTAACTTGTTTGATACGCAACTCGGTGCATTTTCGGTGTTATATATGTAAAAATCGGAAATATCCTAGTTGATTATCAGATAATTACGCTGCAGATTTAGGGATAATAAAACATCAACTTTTTTGTTTTTTTCTTTAAATCCGAATCGAAAT